TCTTCCTTTCATTTACCGGAAGATCTGTTAACATTACGTCTTTCATTTTTTTGTTATTAATTAATATTATTTACAATTTTCTACTTCCTGATCAAGCGCATCAAGGTTATCTGTTATATAATTTTTTAGTGCTGGGAAACATTTCCCATTCTTGTGTAAGAAAAGGAGGTAAGAAGCTGGTACATTAGCTAATTTTTTACCTTTGTGGATGCCAAACGGCATTATGCTATTGTCGTTCATTTATTTAGGAAAATAAATACTTAGTCCACAGATCTATGAATTGCTTTCCTAAATAAGCCGCTTTTTCTCTTGTCTCTTGATACAGACGGAACCCAAAGTACGCATTCGCATACGAAGAGCGATTATTCGTAGTCAGATAACCGAACCCCGCAACCGCTCCATGATGCGCACTGCCACCAAACAGAGCCCCACGAGTTTCTTTGTCCATTCTTTTAACTTCTTCTTTTGAATATCGAATAAACCACGGGAAGTAGAGAATATTTCCCTTTTCTATATCAGGGCAAAAATCCTTTCCCCACAACGCACTACTGATAGTTTCAAGTTTAACCAAAGCTTCAATGTGTTCCGGAAAATCTTTATGGCCTACTGGTGAAATATGGAGAGCGTTACAGGCATCTTCATATGTCTTAATTGTTCTGTAATTGTTCAGATTTGGTTTTTCACTTTTTCCTGAATTAATGCTTGTTTTTGTTCCTTTTTTGCTATTTTTTATCATTTTTAATCGTTTTAAATCATTTTTTAACACTCTAACTGAATTTCTAACTTTTATACTCGGATCTTTTGGCAGTTGCCCAATGACTATAGGTAAATGTCTCAATAGTTCAGCCGCCATTTTGTTTGATATCTTTTTCATTTTTCCAGTTTGGATCAGGATCCGGTATATCCGTATTCAAGTATTCTTTTGCATAATCTCTCAACTGTTCGCAATAAGTAGAAAAAGTAACCGTATTCATTGCCGATGTCGTTCCGGGAAACTCGATTATCTCACCGGTTTGCTTGTTAATAGCCTTATCGTGTACCATTTGAGACTTAAAAAATTCGTGTACTTGCGCAATAGTTGTAAAATCCCATCCCGCATCATTTAGTGCTTCTAATAAAAGAGGATAGATACAACCAAAGAGCCAGCCGTTTTGATCTAAAGACCTGGACTTTCTTATTAGTTTCACGTCTATCATATAATGTCCGTCTTTATGACCGGACAGATAATCATATACCGGTTTCAAATTAAACAAGCCTTCGGTTTTATCTACCAATACTTTAGCCATAAATTACACCCTCTTGTTTTTCAAGGCTCTCACGGACCACTCTTATAGCTTCCTCACGACCTTTTAAACTTTTTATATAATCTTCTATCTCCGCTTTACTGTCCGCAATATAATACCCCTCACTCGTTGCAATAAGGCCTAAAACCATTCCGTTAATTCGTATGTAATTTATTATCTTCCTTACGCGGGCTTCTGAAATTTTGTATCCCTGTTTCTTTAAACATTTACAGATTATCCAATTTTTAACAGCCTTTCCCTTGCCTTGTTTTCCCATTAATCCCTGTATCATGACAGGTAGCAACGTGGTTTTTTCGTAATCTGTTAACGGCTTCGTTTGCTCGATAAATCCTTTTAACATTAGATTATTTTTTTAAGTTCAATTTGAAGCCCCGGATGGGCAGCATATACAACCTTGCCAGTTGCTTTTTCAATCTCTTTTACAAAGACCGGTGCATCTCCATTGTCCTTCGACAAATGAATAAGGACTATCTCTTCAACCTTACTAAGATCATTGGCCAACAGTGTAGATTTACATATATTTAGCTCCATGTGTGACGTTTGCAGTCTATCCCTTTGGTATTTGAATGTTTCTCCGGCATTGATTCTTGCGATTAGTTTGTCGTCTGAATAATTGCATTCTATTAGCATATGATTAATGCCAGGGAACGTGTATTCACACATGAAGGAATCCGTCAGAAACATTAACTTTCCCATATCGGGATGCTCAATTATATATCCAACACAGGGGACATCATGGCAAGCAGGGAATGGCATAACCTTAAAATTCCCAAATTTATATCCTTTCCCAAGCTGAATACTGATACAACGTGAGCCATATATCTTTTTAGCTTCCCAAACCTCAGGCAACGCTAACGTGTATAAACCCGCATCTACCATTTTATTAAGATATTTAGAATGATCAGTATGCTGATGAGTTATCAGACAGCCTGCGACTTTGTTTATGTTCCAATTCAGGGCCTTTTTAACATCTGCAAATTTAATTCCTGCTTCTAACAACAGGGCTTCGTCCCCGTTGTCAAAAACATAACTATTTCCACTACTACAAGATCCAAGTATTTTTAAGTTCATGGTTATTAATTTTAATATCCCGGATCTGCTTCTTTTGGTTTTTCAGGCTCTTTTTTGTCTTCTTCTCCTGTAACATCTTCGTATGAGGTATCTGAGAAATCCATTTTTTTACTATTTGCATGATCTTCTATTAATTCTTCCTTGCTGTCAGGGGTTGATTCATTGGCAAAAGCTGTTTGCATCTCGATAGATAGATAGCCATATTTAGATAGCAAATTTCTAATTACTGTTTTTATAGCCATTCCTTGAAAATTACCCATCCAGCCTGTTGTTTTAGCTGAATTTAAAGGCGTGTTAGCAAGGGCTTCAAGAGTAGCAATCTGAGTTGATTTGTTGATTCCTTTGCCGTATAATTTAGCGTGGTTTGCCATCTGTTCTACAGACATATAGAGGGTTTTGCTAAATCCATTTAGCAACTGGAAATAACAGAAATAGCCAACAACCTTATCAGATTTTTTTTCTCCTTCAAAATTGATTTCTCCTGTAAGTTTGTTTACTTTTTGCAATTCCCCTTCATAGACAACATCTGCATTAATCGTCTGGTATTGACCGGTTCTCATAGCAAGTTGTATATAACCTTTATATCCCATCTGGAATGTCGGTTCCATTACCTTAATCCAATTCCCTTTTGCGTCCTTTTTGGAATTGTTATAAGGTAAAATATAAGCATACCCCAAAGACTTATTTATAGGAAGCTTAAGGGCTGCTGCCTTTAGTGTCTCTGCTATAACCTGAGCCGGCTTACATTGCTGTAATTTGGAATCAGTGTTATAAAGGTCAATTATTGAAGCGATAAAGGTAGGAGCACTCTGATCTAATGCATCTTTAAATTTTTTAAACACATCCGTCTGATGTATCATTGTATCTAACATTCCTGTTTTAGAATGTTTTTCTATTGTTGGTTTTATTACACCTGCTACTTTATATTCTTTTGTTTCCATGACTATATATTTTTATTTAATACGTTAATAATTCCATCTTCATTTTTTATCCTTAGTTTGTTTTCATCTACCTTTAGATTAATGACCTGAGAAAGAGTAGGGATAAGGTCATTGATACTTTCCCTGTTATCTACAAAAATAGGTGCGCATATTCCTTTTGCCTTGCTAATAGCATTGATGATGTCAAGCCCGGCATTTACCTTCGTTCCTGAATTAACATCAGAATAAGGCACTCCTTTCACCCATAAAATGCATTTAATTTTTTCGTTTCCGGTTAACTGTTCAGACGTGAAAGAGAATGAAACAATCTTAAAAAGGTTATTAATTCTATTTTTTAGCTCTTCATCCTTTGCTTTCTGAAATTCTGTTATAGTAAATTCTTGTTTTTCAAGATCAGCTAATTTTTGATTTGCGGCTACCTTCTGATCTTCAAGTTCATTTATTCTTTTTTTAGACTGGTCTATCCGATCTTTTTTAGATAGGCGTGCTTTTAAATCATCAATAGCATCAATAAGAACGCTCTTCCCTGATTTCAGATCATCATCGTTATCATCTTTTGGAGCTCCTGTTATTAATTGATTTTTCAGTTCTGTTATCTCATTACCTAAGGATATCCACTCTTTCGATGTAGAAATTAGAGAATCGGTATTTACTTCTTTCGGAAGATTATCTTGCTGCTCTTTTTGTTCAGCCTGTAGTTTTTCAATCTCTTTTTTTACTTTTTCTTCTTCTATCAAAAGGGAATCTTTTTTAGAATTTAAAGAGACAAGTTCTTCTTTAGTTTTCTTCCCTTTTATCTGATTATCTTTAAGCTTTTTTGATTTGTTTAGGTTGAAATTAGAGGTCATATCTGTTTGTTTCCACTCTATATCCTCAGCTTCAAGAGGTCTTTTGCATGTTGGACAAATGAAAGCCCCCTCCGGGAAAGTAAGGGTCTTTGCGTTTTCTTTTCGATATTCAGCACGTAGAAGGTCCAGGGCGTGGCTTGTTGCTTTTATTTCTGCATCAGTGCTTGTTATATCATTTTTTAGACGATATAAAACTTCTTCTTGTTTCTCTATTTCTCTGTTTAGTTTTTGAATAAGGGAACGGCTTTCTGAATTTTTAGCATTTGCTTTTTCTCTTATAGTGTTTTCAATTTCAAGGCGCTGGATCTTTTTATCCCCTATCTGTTTTTGAATTTTAGCTTTTCTTTCATATTCAGCTGAAAGCTTATTGCTTTTATCGGCTATCTGACCTTCTATGACAGATACTTTTTTCTGTTTTTCTTTGAGTTCTAAGCTCAATCCCTTCCAATCTTCTACATCAGGAATAGATCTGTGAACTTCATCTATCCTGTCAGGAATCCCTTTTAATTCGTCATTAATTGCTCTTTTTTTCGCAAGGATCTCTTTCCTAAAAGAAGACAGAGGCGTACCCTTCAACTGACTTAACAATTCCAGATATTCAGGTTTTAATTTTGCAATATCTTTATCTTCTACATCCCCGGCAAGATCTAATAATAAGGCCTTCTGTTTATCTTCCGGTAAACCAGGGAAAAAAGTAGGGCCTGTAATCATCCGGAAAACATCCTCTGGAATTATAGAGGAAACTTCTGCATCAAATGTTTTCTTAGTTTCCAGTTTAACGTCGTTTTTATAGTAATCAACAAAATGGCCCATCAAAGAATCGCTATTCTTTCCGGTTCCCCATTTCTCTCTATAGCATCTTTTTAACGAAATTTCCTGATCATCTACAGATAACGTAACTTTAACTTCATGATCAACATGCAGGATAGGATTTTTATCGTCTCCCCACGTTTTTATAGAAAAGTTTGTTTCTCCGGCACTGTTTTTTCCAAAAAGGCACCAAAGAAAAGCATCCCTGATAGTAGTTTTCCCAGATTCATTCCGTCCGGATATCACTATATTTTTCCCCTGAAAATTAATACTAAGGGATCTTATTCCCTTAAAATTCACAATCTGTAATTTTTTTAAAATAATTGTTTTCATCTACTTGTTTGTTAAATTGTTTATTCTTTCTGTTTTTTCAGCTGCCATTAATTCAGCTCTGGAGTAGATTATCTTAGACGTTACCGCGGATCCACTCCTTTGTGTATTTATTTGCCCGGCCCTTAACCACCTTTTAACACGTGCCTCTCCGTAATTTTTATAAGCCTTACGTTGTGAAAGATTGTCTTTTAATGGTTCTATCATCTTTGCGTAATTTGCTGCTCCTAATTCGGCCATGTCGCGGCATAAATTTTTTAACTCATATAAATCTATTTCCATGTTTTAGTTTTTTGGTCTGTAGATAGTGTCTGACGCTCTCCCCGTCCTCTTTATCTACACATACGAACCAAGCAATGAAGAAACAAATGCCGGCTGTATAGTAGTGCCACCATGCATTGCAGAATATTGCTCCACAAACACATAATATTCCCCAACACGTAAACACGATGCAGATGATTAGATTAATTTTTGTTCCGTTTGCCATAGTCTTATTACATTTAGTCATAACCTTATTACATTTAATTAAACATGTTATTTCTCGTAGCATAGCGCATGAACTCCGGCATGCTATGAATTTTCAGTTTCTTAAAACTGTTCTTTCGATGATTGTTAACAGTATTTAGAGATATAAAAAGCTCATCAGCTACCTGATCGTCAGTATTCCCTTCGTATAAAAGCTTCATTACTTCCGCCTGTCGATCTGATAATTTTGAATTGAATTTAGGCTGACAAAGAATATGATCATACTTGCATTCCCCACGGAGAGGACATCCAACAAATTCAAACTTAAAATTCCAGTTTGAATCAAGATCTATCCTGTTATCATACAATCCCAGATTGCATTTAATGAATCGTCTTATCATAAGGAAATTAGAATAACGCCTGTTTATGCTGTTCCCATAAATCTCATTTAACGCATTCAAGGCGTCAGGATAAAATTCCCTTAGGATTTCGATAAACTTCTGAATAAAACAAGTGTCTTTCTCGGACAATGTCCGCTCTGATTCATCCGCTGACTTAATTATAACCTCTCCGGTTGGTGTGTTATAAAATTCGATCGGTTTCATTTGGAAGGGAATAAATAGTCAGCTGGAATAGCCAGGTCTTTTTCTACAATACTTTTAGTTAATACGTCAGGCTTTTGTGCACCCGCCAGCCAGCATCTGACAGTCTTTGTTGACTTCATTGTAATTTTTGCAATGTGC